CCGGGCGAAGATACCGCCGGTGCCGAACGACCCGGTCGACCTTGTCGTCGGGCAGCGGATCGTGCGGCCGGACCTGCTCGCCACCTGGCGGCGGCTGGGTGCGGTGACCCGGCGGGTGCTCGACCTCGACGACGACCTGTTCCGCATCCCGCCGAGCAACCGGCGGGCTTACAACGGATATTCGCGTCCCGGGGTGCAGTCCGTCCTCCGGGAGTCGGTTGCCCTGTCCGACCTGGTGACCGTGTCGACGGAGCCGCTGGCGCGGGCAGTCCGCGACGAGTGCCAGATCGACCCGGCGCGGGTGGCGGTGCTGCCGAACCGGGTGGCACCAAGCCTGCTGGCGGTGGACCGGACGCGCCGCGATCGGGTGACGGTCGGCTGGGCGGGCAGTCCGAGCCACGAACCGGACATGGCGCTGGTCGCCGTGCCGCTGCGCAAGTTCTTAGACCGTCACCGTGACGTGGACCTGCACCTGATCGGCCATGACTGGCGGTCGGCGATGGGCCTGCGTCGCAGCAACGTCCGGGTCACCGGCTGGGCCGAGTCCATCCCCGCCTATTGGCGGGCGGTCGACTTCGACATCGGGCTCGCCCCACTCGCCCACAGCATCTTCGCGATGAGCAAGAGCGCGATCAAGGTGTTGGAGTACGGGGCGCTGGGCATCCCCTCCATCGCGTCTGACGAGGCGCCCTACCGCGACGCAATCGTCGACGGCGTGACCGGCTTCCTGGTGCGCCGGCCCGACGACTGGGAACGCCGGCTGCACGAGTTGGTCTGCGACCCAGACCTGCGCGAAGGGATGGGCCGCGCCGCGAAGTCCCACGTCGAACGCCACCACAACATCGCGGACGGCTGGCGCGACTGGGAACGCGCCTACGCAGCGATTGCCGGCCCTCAGACGGCTGCTGCCGCACGAACGGCGCCCGCAGCGACTACCAGGCACGTCCTACAGAAGGTGGGGTGACATGGCCGACGAACGGGTCGTTCGGGGCGCGGTCGCCACGCTGGCCGTAGAACTGGCCGACGGCAACGGCGACCCGGTCACCGTCGAGGAGGTCACGGTCGAGGTCGTCCGCGACGCCGACGCCACGGTGCTCGTCGCGTCCACGGATGCCACGGACCTGACCGGCGGCGTGTGGGGTGTCGACCTGCCTGCGCAGACCGTGCTCGGCACCGCGACCGCGACCTGGACCGTCGGCGACTCGACGATCACCACGACCACCGAGGTCGTCGGCGCCCGCATCTTCACACCGGCGGACCTACGCCGGTCCGACCCGAGCCTCGCCGACGCGACGAAGGTCACCGCGGCCGACATCGCCGACGTGACCGCCGAGGTCGAAGACGAGTTCGCCCGCATCTGCGGGGTGAACTTCATCCCGCGCGGCGCGGTCGAGGTCATCGTCCCGCGGCCCTGGTGGTACGAGACGCCGTCGCGGCACCTACTCGTCCACCCGAAGGTCAACGCCGCTACGGTCGCGGCCGTCGTCGACGGCACCCGCATCCCTGTCGAAGTCACCACGGCCGGTGAACTGACCGTGTCGGAGCCCTGGCAGCGGCGCCGCCACCCGGTGTCCGTCACCTACGAGCACGGCTGGGCGCCCGTGCCCGCCGACGTGCGCCGGGCTGCGCTGCTCCGGGCGCGACACCGGATCAACTCGGTGCGCTCGGGTGTGCCCGACCGGGCGACGTCGTTCGCGTCCAGCGACGGCGGCACGTTCACGTTGGCCACCGCCGGCCGCGGCGGCAGCGAAACGGGCATCCCCGACGTCGACGCCGTCCTGCGCCGCTACGACATGCGGACATGAGCACCTACCCGTCCAGCGCGCCCGCCGTGAAAGCCATCCTCGTCGAGCAGATCGCCGCGGCACTGCCCAGCGTCCAGGTCACCTACAACTTCCCGGCGACCGCGCCGGAACGCGAGTGGGTCATGCTCGGCGACGTCACCTGGACGAAAGACGACTGGGGGCCGTTCGGCCAGCGGGCCCGCGACGAGGAATATCGCATCCTCCTGTTCATCAACGTCCTACGGCCGGGCGACAGCGCGCAGGAATCGGCCGAGCGCGCCTTCGAGCTGCTCGCCGTGGTCGAGGACCTGCTGCGGGCGCGGCCGTTCCCGATTTCGGCGCGGAGCATCAGCGTCGCCGTGGAGAAGCAGTCGATCGACGGCTTCGTCGTCGATGAAGGGTTCGAGTCACAGATCAAAGCCGTGGTCGCCGTGACGGCCAGGATCTAGGGAGGGCACATGGCCGGCTTCGACGCGTTTTGCGGCGTCAAGAAGGAAAGCACCTACGGGGTCCCGGTGGTCGTCGACCGCTGGCTGGAACTGAGCAAGGAGTCCATCCAGGGCGACTATGCGCGGATCGAGTCCGATGGGATTCGCGCCGGGTCGCGGGCGCGGCGGGCGAACCGCTTCGTGCCGTGGATCAAAGGCGCGAAGGGCGACCTCGAAATCGACCTGCTGTCGGCCGGGCACGGCTTCCTCCTCGAAGCGATGCTCGGCTCCCTCTCGTCGGCCGGGCCCGTCGACGGCGCCTACACCTACACGGCGGTCCCCGGCTCGATGCAGAGCAAGTCGTGGACGATGCAGATCGGCCGGCCCGACCTCAACGACACCGTCTACGCGTTCACCTACAACGGTGGGAAGCTCGACACCTGGGAGTTGTCCAGCAAGCCGGACGAGCTGCTCGCGCTGAAATCCACTTGGAGTTTCGCTGGCGAGTCGGCCGGGACGGAGGCCAGCGGTTCGGGCGCGACCGACCGGCAGGTTCCGGTGTGGACGCGCACCGACGACGCCGAACTGCTGTCCTTCCTCGGCGGCACCGTCCTGATCGACGACAGCGAGGCCCAGCTCACCGACCTGTCCATCAAGGTCGACAGTGGGCTGAAGACTGACCGGTTCGTGCTCGCGCCGATCCGGCGGGCCGAACCCATCCAGAACGACTTCCTCAAGGTCGAGATCGACGCGACGATGGAGTTCGACACGATGGCGCACCTGAACAAGGTCGTCGCTACGACCCCGGAAGGCACGCTCGCGTCGCTGACCGCGTCATGGGCGGCGCCGACGTCGATCGGGTCGGGCTCGACGAAGCCGTCACTGAGCGTCGCGGTCCCCTGCCTGCGTTGGGACGGCGACATGCCCAACGTCGACGGGCCGAAGGCGCTGGAAATCAAGCTCAAGGGCGTCGGCTTGTGGAACGGCACCGACAACGTCATCACGCTGGCGTACGTGACCGGGGATTCGACCGCGTAGATGCCCGGACGCACCCGCAGCGGGGGCCTCGCGCCGATCCGGCTTAATATCCGGGTCGGCCCCGAGTGGCGGCAGTTCGGCGAGGACCTGAAGTCCAGTCGCCTGCTGATGCGGCAGTACCTACGCGAGGCGGCGATCGAAGTCGTCCCGCAGATGATTGCCGGGGCGAAACAGATGGCGGCCGGCCAGTCGATCCGCGCGGGCGGCGCGATGTCGCAGCAGTCGCGGGTCGCCGAGTCCATGCGAATGGTCCAGACCAAACGTGGCGTGGGGATGGTCACCGGCACGGGCGGGAAGAAGGGCACGGCGATGTTCGCGGCCGGCGCCGAGTGGGGTTCGAACCGCTATCACCAGTTCCTCACGCCGACGAAAGAGAGTTATTTCATGTGGCGCAGCGTCCGCAGCCGCGAACCGGCGGTGCTGGCCGCCTACGAACGGGCGATCGACAGGTCGGTGCGGAAGGCGTTCCCGCAGTGACCAAGCTCCGCTTCGACCCCGACGATCTGACCCTCGGTGAACTCGAAGAGTTCGAGACGGTGACCGGCAAGCCGCTCGACGAGGTCATGAGCGAGCAGCCGGTCCTCGACGCGGACGGCAAACCGGTGCGGGACAAGCGCGGCCGGCCGGTGCGCCAGGTCCGCATGTCGATGAAAGAGGTCATCGCGTTGATGTGGCTGATCCGCCGGCGTGACGAGCCGGGGTTCACCATCGACGACGCGCGGAAGCTGCGGGTGGCTGATCTCAACGAGTTGGAGCTGGTGCAAGCCGGCGACCCAAAAGAGAACGGGCACGGGCCCGTCTCAAGGCCATCGCCGAAATCTGCTTTCACTACCACCTGACGCCGACCGCAGTGCGGGCACTGACGCTCGGCGAGTACGCGGCGATGCACGACTACCTACGCGAGTGGCTGGAGGCGCAGCGCGATGGCGGCTAAGACGCTGCGCGTCAACATTGTCGGGGACTCGTCGAGCGCCGAGAAGTCGCTGACGAATGTCAGCAAGTCGGTCGGGACCAGTTCGTCGACGATGGGCCGGGTCGGGTCGACGCTGGCCGGCGTCGGCAGCGCGGTGACCGGTGTCGCCACGAAGGTCGCCAGCTTTGCTACCAGCGGCGCGAACGACTTCGCAGACTGGGCCGGCCAGGTCGTTTCGGTCCAGAAAGTGATGGGCGGCACCACCGAAGAAGCGTCGCGACTGTCCTACCAGGCGAAGATTCTCGGTGTCGACTCCGGGGCCCTAGCGAAGGGGATGCAGTTCCTGGCCAAGGACGTCGCCGGTGGCGGCAAGGGACTGGCCGCGCTGGGCATCAGCACCAAGGACGCGTCCGGCCACGTCAAGTCGATGCCCGAGCTGCTGAAGGAAGTGTCGGCGAAGTTGCAGGGCATCCCGCCGGGCGCGCAGCGCACCGCGGCGATCCTGAAAATCTTCGGCAAGAGTGGGATGGCGCTGACGCCGATCCTGAACGCGAACGCGCAGACGATGAACGACCTGGGCAAGGAGTCCGACGCGCTCGGCTACACCCTCGACAGCAAGGCGACGGCGTCGGTCAAGAACCACGCGGTCGAGCAGCGCCGGCTGCAGGCGGCGTTCGGCGCGGTGAAGATGCAGATCGGCCAGGCGCTGATGCCGGTCCTGACCGACCTCGGGAAGATGTTCGCCGAGCGCATCGTCCCGATCATCAAGGACGTCGTGAAGTGGACGAAAGACCACGAAGGCGTCGTCAAGGTCCTGATCGGCGTCCTCGCCGGGTTCGTCGTCGTCCTCAAGGCGATCAACGCCGCGACGTCCGCCTACCGCGTCATCATGGTCGGGGTCCGGGTCGCGGTCCTCGCCTATCGCGGGGTGCTGATCCTGATGCGCGGGCTGACTGTCGCGTGGACCGCGGCGCAGTGGCTGCTGAACGTTGCGATGACCGCGAACCCGATCGGGCTCATCATCGTCGCGATCGTGGCGCTGATCGCCATCTTCGTCGCGCTGTGGATGAAGTGCGCGTGGTTCCGCGACTTCTGGAAGGCCGTCTGGAACGGGATTAAGGCGGTCGCGGTCGCGATCTGGAACTTCCTCAAGGACCACTTCAAGCTCATCATCACCATCATGCTGAGCGTGATGACCGGGGGCCTGTTCTTCCTCATCACCCACTGGAAGCAGGTCTGGGGCGCGATCAAGGCGGTCTTCGTCGCCATCTGGGACTTCATCAAGGCCCACTTCAAGACCGTCATGACCGTGGTGCTGTCCATCATGACCGGTGGGCTTTTCTACATCTTCACGCACTGGTCGCAGGTCTGGAATGGGGTCAAGGCGGTGTTCGGCGCCGTCTGGAACTGGATCAAGTCGACGCTGGGCGCGGTCCTCAACTGGATCAAAGGGGTGTGGACGACCGAGTGGAACGCCATCAAGGGGTTCTTCGTCGGCATCTGGGACGGCATCAAAGGTGCGTTCGGCGCCGCCGTCAACTGGGTCAGGGACAAGGTCGGGTTCTTCATCGACGTCGTGAAGTCCATCCCCGACAAGATCAAGGGCATCTTCACCGGGCTTTGGGACGGGCTCAAGCAGGGGTTCAAAGACGTCATCAACTGGATCATCGACGGTATCAACGTCATGATCCGGGCCTACACCGACAGCGCAGGGCAACTGCCCGGGACGCCGGACATCCACGAGATCGACCGACTGGCGAAGGGTGGCACGATCACCCACGCTGGCATGGCGCTCGTCGGCGAGAAGGGCCCCGAGTTGCTGAACCTGCCGGGCGGTGCCAGTGTCATCCCGCTGCCCCGCGCGGCCGCGGGCGGCGGGGACGTCTACGTGACCGTCAACGTGGCCGGCTCGGTCAAGACCGAACAGGAGCTGGTGACAGCGATACGCGACGGGATCGTGCGGCTCGGTAAGCGCAACGGCGGCCTGGCCCGGCTGTGACCCTGGCCGGGGTTTCGCTCGCGGTCGAGATCGCGTTCGCCGACGGCCCGTTCGACACGAGCCCGTCGTGGACCGACGTCACCGACTACGTCAAGAACGTGTCGACGAAACGCGGCCGGTCCAACGAGGTCGGCACGATCGAGGCGGGCACCGCGACCATCACGCTGGACAACGCCGACGGCCGGTTCACCCCGCAGCGCGCCACGTCCCCATCCCCCTATCTGGGCAACATCGCCCCGCGCCGGCAGGTCCGCATCCGCGCGGTCGTCGACAGCGTCACGAAACCCGTCTGGAAGGGCTACACCGAACGGTGGTCGCTGACCCATCCGGGCGGCGGCGACTACTCCGAAGCCGCGCTCGAATGTGTCGACGGGCTGAAACTGCTCGGCGACCATAAACTGCTCGACTTCTATGGCGAGTACATCCGTTCGACCGGGCCGACCGCCTACTACCCGCTGACCGAGGCGGGCGGCAGCCGCTGGTTCGCCGACCGGGCGCAGCGGCACGCGTCCGGGCTGCTCTATCACCGGTCGTGGAACGACAAGACGACGGCGGGCAGCGATGCGTTGCTCGCCAACTCGGGCGGCAACTCGGTGTCGTTCGACAGCGACGGAACGTCTGCCGGCGCGGACCTGGACCTGACCGGGGCGCTGGCCGCGGTGCGGTTCGACTCGGCGGGCTGGTCGATGGCCGCGTGGCTGAAACTGAGCAGCGACTACTACAACGTGAGCCCGCCCACGCCGCCGCCGGACCCGGTGACACCGCCCGCGCCACCCGACCCGGGTGGCGGCGGCGGTGGTGGCGGTGGTGGTGGCGGCGGTGGTGGTGGCCCGTCGCAGAATCCGCCCGACCCGACCCCGCCGACCTACCCGCCGGGCGGGCCGACCGCCCCCAACGACCCGAGCCCCGAAGCGCCCGGGAACGGTGCGCCGACCGAACCCGGGAACCCGGACACGCCGACCCCGGACGCGGACACCCCGGCCGGGCCGACCGTGCCCGGCGCCCCGCAGAACGTCCTCGTCACCCTGCCCGGCGACGTGTGGACGCCGACCGGGGCAGAACAACGCTTCGTCTTCCAGAAGGAATCTGCGGCCGGCACCGAGTATCCGGCGGTCACACATCCGGTCGTCAGCGACGCCGACCAGCCGATCGGCGGGTGCAACGAGTACCTGCTCTACGCCGACGACAACTACTTCATCACCGACCGGTGGCTGGAAAGCCAAGAGTCCTACGGCGCGTTCCTGCCCCATTACGACTGCCTGGTCAACAACGACACCGGCAACGCGCTGCTGGCCACCACGCAGGACTGGGCGCACCACAGCGACCCGAGCCACGCGATCGCGTCAGACGGGGCGCCGATCTGGGCGCCGTTCCGGCTGTCCATCGTGCTCGAAGGTGCTGGTCGGGTCGTCATCGGACTCGGCACCCTGGAGTTCGACTTCACCAGCGTCGACGGGATGGTCACCTACGCGGCAGACCACATCTACGCGCCCGAGTACAACGTGACGAACGCCACGATCACCTGGCACGCGAACGACATCAAAGTCCATCAGGCGTGGGTGCAGGAAATCGACCACTCTGGTGGCGGCGGGAACAACGTGACCTGGGACGCGCCCGAAGACGACGGCGGCGGCGCCGCGGACGGCTGCTGTTCGCACGCGCAACCAGGCATCGACCAGTACCGCGTCGTGGACGCGAACGGCCAAGTCGTCTACGAGGGGTCCGCCTTGACTTGCCCAATGACGACGGACCCGAACGGCCCCAACTACGTGCGCGTGCAAGCCCACAACAGCATGGGCTGGGGGCCGTTCTCGGCCTGGTCCCCGTCCACACTGGGCCTATGAGCCTGCTCACCTACTACCGGCAGGTGTTCTACGCCGAGGGTTTCCTGACCGCCAACCATGCCGGGGTCAGCATCGGGCTCGGCATGACCGTCGGCGGGAAGCTCGGCGGGTTCGTCTACAACAACGACAACGGGGCGATCTGCCAGGTCGTCTGGCCGCGGCAGCTCGCCGCCGACGTCGCCCATCAGGTCGGGCTGACCGTCGACGGGTCGACCCTGACGCTGTACGTCGACGGCGACCACTACGCGCGCAACGCGGCGAACACCGGCTGGCAGAACGTCGCCCACGCGCTGGACTTCACCGTCTCCGCAGGCGAGCACGCGGCGCTCGGCGGCGTCTGGTTCGGCTACAACAACCCGTTCAACTGCGCCAACGCGCACCGCGTCCACCTGGGCCGGTTCTCCACCTGGGACCGATGCCTGACCCGCGCGCAGATGTGGCTGGTACGCGCGGCCGGCGGCGAGTGGAAAACCTACGAGGTCGGCCGGATCAGCAAGGTGCTCGACTTCGCCGGCTGGCCGTCCGCGTGGCGGGCCGGGCTCACCACCCCGCACAGCACCTATCAGGTGCTGGCCACGCCGAACTGGGATGAGGGCGCGAGCGCCCTGGAGCTGGTGCAGCGGGCGGCGGGCAGCGTCGCCGGGCTCGTGTTCGTCGCCGCCGACGGCACCCTGACCTACCAGCTACCGACCGACCGGGACGTGACCGGCGCTCCCGACATCGTGTTCACCGAGTCCGACGGGACGGCGATCGACGCCGACTTCGCTTACACCGTCGACGACAACGACATCGTGAACACGGTCACCGCGACCACCCGCGACGGGCTGGTCCTGTCTTACGCCGACCCGGACAGCGTCACCCTCTACGGCGAACGCGCGAAGTCCATCGACAGCGACCTGTTCTACGCCCCGGACGTGGCCGTGGCCGCGCAACGGGTGGTCGACCGGTACAAGGCGCCCATCTTGCGCTGCCCGACTGTCACGGTCGACGTGGCCGCGACGCCGGACGCGATGCGGGCCGTGTTCGACCTCGAACTCGGTCAGATCATCGGGCTCGCCGAACTGCCGAACACGGCGCCGGCCGGGTCGATGACCGTCGTCGTCGAGTCCATCGCCTGGTCGATTGACGCCGCGTCCGGCGACTGGAAGGTCACCTTCGAAGTGTCGCCGGGGACATCGACCGCGACCGTGCCGGGCCCGCCGACCGAAGTGTCCGCGACCGGTGGCGACGCCGAGGCGACCATCACATTCACCGCGCCGGGAGCCGACGGCGGCGCCGCCATCGACAACTACCGAGTGACCGGCAGCCCCGACGACGGCACCGTCGAAGGCGCATCGTCGCCGCTGACCCTCACCGGGCTGGCCAACGGCTACGAGTACACGTTCACCGTCGCCGCGCACAACAGCGTCGGCTGGGGCGCCGAATCCGACGCGAGCAACCCGGTCACCCCGGCGCCGACCGGGCCTGTCGAGCCCGACGTGTCCGTCGTGGACACCTACCACGAGAAAGCGTCGGTTTCCTGGTACGCCGTCGCGGGCGCGGACAACTACCGCGCCTACGCCTACCGCGTGTCCGACGACACCTGGCTCGGCTACGTCGAAGGCGCCAGCTCCCCGATCATGGTCGAGGGCGTCGGGCTCGTCGACGACACCGAGCTGTACTCATTCACCGTCGCCGCCCACTATCCCGACGGCGGCTGGTCCGCGCACGACCTCACCGGCGGGTCCGGGACCTACTTCTGCCATGCCAAACCGGAAGCGCCCACCGACCTCGTCGCGACCGCGGGCGAGG